GAAGGGGCTTCTGAACATCTATCTAACGGAAGCAAGAATGATTGAGGTCTACGAACGCATTGAACTCGTCTGCCGCAGGAACAATTGGGGAATCGCAATCAACGAGAGCAACCGGCTTGACTTCGTTCCAATGGTGAAGGTGGAGGAATCAAAATGAGCAACCAACCAAACCCAAACGTGTTTTTCCGAGGTGAGGACATGGGAATCGGAAACTTTCCAATCAAAGGAGGAACAATCAACGACGGAGGAAGTGCTTTCCCTTCCCCTCCTAGCCAGCATTCAAATGGTTTCTACTCCACCGGAGAAGGCATGACCCTTCGCGACTACTTCGCTGCTGCTGCGTTGCAGGGGATGTTGTCGGACAACAGAATCAACGACTCTTTTAAGAACCTGTCAGACGTATCATACAAATGCGCCGACGCAATGCTCAAAGCGAGGGAGGGCAAATGAGCGACGACACTTTAGCAAAACTCACAGGCGCAGTTGCTGTGAGCATGTTCATCATCGGAATTATCTTAGGATTCACCAGAGGTGACACGGCACTGAGAAAAGAAGCCATCCTCGCAGGAGCCGCCTACTACACAAACGACGCGAGCGGTAAACCGCAGTTCAAATGGAAGGAGTGTAAATGAGCGACACCCCAATATCAGACTCGACTCCTCACAACGTAGCCGAACTGGGTATGCTGTGCAGGAGGCTGGAACGAGAACTCACCGCGTCCAACGCAATCATCCGGCAGCAGCAATTGTTGGATGAAGAAAACCTGCGGCTTCAAGACCGCATCAAGCGGTTGGAGAGCAAGCTGGTACAAATTGATAAATGGTACAAAGCCAAGGAGGCCAAGCTGTGAGCATTGAAGAATTGAAACGTGAGAACGAAATACTCAAGGATGCTCTATGTATGGAGCAGGACCGATTGTCGCATGCTAGGCACCACATTCAAAACGCTCAGGACCGCATCAAGCAACTCGAAACCGAGAACGACGCATTGCGAGCGGATCTGCTGCTGTGGGACAAAGCTGGCATCGGATTTACCACGGAGGACAAGCCGTGAACCTCAACGATTTCCAGCGCAAGCTCATCACCAACAGCATTTCCACTGTTTGGAAGGGAAAGCGCGAATGCCCGATCTGCATCCCCACCACCGTTTGGAGCATTGGAACCCTCGTTGAGGTCCGAGAGTTTAACGAAGGTAATCACTGCCCCGGCGCAGCCATCACCCCCCTGATACAAGTCGAGTGCCAAAACTGCGGGTACACCGTTCTGTTCAACGCCATTGCATTGGGTGTCGTTGACCGAGACACCGGCAAAGTGAAGGAGGTGAAGCTGTGAGCCGCTACAAACTCGACCCAATCAGAATCGCTCCTCCTGCCAAAGGTTTTTTGATTCAAACACCAATCGGAAAAACACTGTTTGATACTCAACCACGCGGCATCGTGCGAGAACTCAATCGTCTCAACGACCGCATCAAAGAACTCGAAGCCAAGATCGCTGAACTCCACGACTTGGAGAAATGGTTGGAGGGTAGATGAATCCCGCATTCATATATAAGCACACCATGACCAGCGAGGTGCTGGTGGTGGACATTGAGCGAGCGAAGGAACTCGACGCCGCCAGACCTTACTGGAAACTGCTGCACTCAATCAACGCGGTCGAGGTGCTGCATTTCATCATCGGACTGACACCACGGCAGAGGAACAGGTACATCAAGTCACTTACGGAGAAACCATGAGCAAAATCACAATTAAAAACTTTATCAACGAGCCGTGGCGCGAAGTTGGATTGGACGCAGAGAAACGAGGGGTTGAAATCTGCAAGCGCAACGGGATTGAGAAACCGGAGGCCAACATGGTGATTATTATCGGACTCTGCGACATCATCAACGAACTGAAAGCAAAGCAGATCAAACCATGACCATCGAAGAAATGAGAACCATCGACGCCACCAAAACGTACAAGGAGTTGGAGGAGGCCCGTGCCAGGATCGCGCACCTGGAGGCAGCACTTCGCCGCATAGCCAATCAAGACTACCGCGGTAACCGCTCGACCGAATCCCAGATCGCCTTTGAGGCGTTGAAACCATGATCACCAAACTGCACGAACTGCCGCCCGACCATCACCTGCGGAACACGGCTATTCAGAACATCGACGTGAGGATTAAGTGCCGGCACAGCGGGACCACCCGGGACCCGCGCACCTGGCGCATCAAGAACGACACCTACAACAGGCTGTGCGACACCTGGCAGAACAACTTCGACTTCATCATCCAACCAACAGCATGAGCGAGAACACAGTGGCCAAGAAACTCAAGCAGGGCGACGGCGTCTACTGCATCAGCAAGCAGCAGGCCGGCGCGATCTACAAGGCGGCCCGGGACTACAAGGTCGATGACGTCAGCTACTGGCGGCGCAAGCGCGGGAAAGGCTCCAAGTGAGAGACTTCGACGTGGCCAGGACGATGATCGAGTACGGCGGGTCATTCGTTCGCAAGCTGGGTGCCGCGGTGATGGTGGCCGACCAGGAGAACCTGGCGAAGATCAAGACGACGTGGCCCGACTATTGGGCGCAGTACCAGCGCATGGCGCAGCAACTTTCCGAGGTCGAAAAGCAGGCCTCGAAATAACACAACAACAACAACATAGGTAAGACGATAACATGATAATCAGTGCAACAGGCGGTAAGAAGGACTTCGCGCCGTGCCCCGAGTTCTCGGGCCGGGCGGTGTGCGTGGACGTGACCCCATTGCGGGAGTACGAGACGCAGTACGGTGTGAAGCAGAAATTCAAGTTCGTGTTCGAGATCGACCTGCAGGACGACTCACGCGATCCGGTGCAGCCTTGGGTGGTAATGACAAAGCCGATGGTCCCGAGCCTGCACGAGAAGGCTGCGCTGACCAAGTTCCTCAAGGACTGGTTCGGGCGCAAACTGACCGACGTCGAGAACAAGAGTCTGGATCTGGAGAGCCTTCTCGGGCGCCCGGCCAGCATTGTCATCGGGCACGAGCAGAGCGAGGACGGAAGCAAGACCTACGCGAACATCAAGCTGATCATGGCCCACAAGAGCGGCGAGGCATTGGCACCCAGCGGTCTGTGGGTGCGGCTGCAGGACCGGCCTGCGAAGGATGGAGCCGAGGGCAAGGCAGCGCCGGCTACGGGGGACTCGAGCTTCCGCAAGACCTCGGGCGGTGGACAGCCTCTGGCGGACGATGCGTCGAAGGTCAAGGTGCACGTCGGAAAGCACAAGGGCATCGAGCTCCGGGAGCTGACCGAGGAGAGTATCACGAGCCTGATTGAGCACTGGCTGCCCAAGGCCCGGGCCGAGGTCAAGCAGACCGCTGACGACAAGCGCTTGATCAATGCGCTGGTTTGGTATCAGGCCAAGTTCAAGGCCGACGAGGAAGCCCAGATTAAGCAGGAAGAGGATGACCTCAACTACTGAGTCTATGACTGCTCCCAAGAAGAAGTACTCCAAGATCGCGCACCTCATCCCCGAGGTCATGCAACTGAGGGCCGAGGGCAAGTCCATCACACAGATCGGCGAGATCATGGGCCTGACCAAGCAGCGCATCAGCCAGATCTCGCAGGCGGCCAAGATCAAGGCCGAGATCCAGGCGCAGTGGGGCTGGCCCTTCACCACGCGCACCTTCAATGTCCTGGACCGCATGGCGGTGAAGGATAAGAGCGAGGCCCTGAGCTTGTATACGTCCGGGCACCTGCATCCCAATGCCGTCACAGGCTTCGGGTGGAAGTCCTACTCCGAGATCTGCGAATGGCTGGCCGTGCCGGTGCTCCTGAAGCGGCCCAAAGAACCCAAGCTGTGCCCGCACTGCGGGAAGCAGATCTGACAACTTTCCCGGCAGCCCGTTGCTGCTGGGGACTCATGGACAAGCGGGGGGTGCGCATCCGCTGACAAACGCACAACTACCAATCCAAACCGTTTTAGTATTATGCCAGCAAACCCACGTATTTACTTCGACATCGAGACAGGACCGCTCCCCATTGCGGAGTTGGTCATCCCACCGTTTGACCCCGCTGCGGTCAAGCTGGGCAACATCAAGAACCCGGACATCATCGCGGAGAAGATCCAGCGGGCCGAGGAGAACCACGTCAGCGACTACATCAAGAACGCAGCACTGGATGCCCTGAGCGGCCAGGTGCTGGCCATCGGATACCGTGTCGAGCATGAGCAGCCCGCGGTGCTCTGCGCCGATACGGATGGCGAGAAGGCCATGCTGCTGCAGTTCTGGTCGATGCTCGACAGTTTCGAGCGCAAGCCGCAGTTGATCGGATTCAATACCAAGCCGTTCGACCTGCCGTTCCTATTCAAGCGGAGCTGGAAGCACCGGATCACCGTGCCCTACTGGATGCGCAACGGTAGGTACTGGACCGACCTGATCGTGGATCTGCGCGAGGTGTGGCAGCTAGGCGACAGCCGGGCGCACGGGAGTTTGGCTGCGATATCGAGGCACCTCGGGCTGGGCGACAAGGCCGGCAACGGGGCGCACTTCCACGAGCTGTTCAAGACCGACCGCGAGGCTGCCATTGCCTACTGCCTGCGCGACGTGGAACTCACGCAGAAGGTCTCCGACATCCTCATCCCGACCTACTGATCCGATGATTACGAGCCCGTCTGTCCATGTGATCGAGGACGACTTTGATCCGACGCCCGAGGACCGCTTCATGGTCTGGGCAAAATCCTTCGGGAACGTCTTCCTCACAGGGCAGGCGGGCACCGGCAAGTCCACGCTGCTGCGGGAGTTCCTGAGCAGGGTGGAAGGAGTCCGGGACGTGGCTATCACGGCCCCGACAGGCATTGCTGCGTTGAACGTGGGCGGGACCACCGTGCACAGATGGTGCGGGATGCAGTTGGGGCCGCAGGATGGCGAGGACTTCCTGCAGGCTGCCGAGCGGCTGGAGGAGCAGCCTTCGATTCATGGAGCCCGCAAGCGGGTGCGGGCTACCGAGGTGCTGGTGGTCGACGAGATCAGCATGATGGCAGGCAGGCACCTCGACTTCTTGAACTACTGGGTGAAGCGGATCAGAGAAGACAGCAGGCCCTTCGGCGGGTTACAGGTTATCTTCCTGGGCGACTTCCTGCAGTTGCCGCCGGTCAGGACCGATCAGAGCAAGGCCTACGACTGGGCGTTCCTGAGTCAGGCTTGGGAGGAGGCCGACTTCAAGACGATCAAACTCGAGAAGGTGCGGAGGCAGAATGATCTGCCGTTCATCGAGATGCTGAGCGGGTTCCGGGTGGGTAGGATGAAGCCGCGGGACAACCAACTGCTGCGGAGTGCGCTCAGGATGAACCCGCCGGAGCACATTACCCGGCTGATGACGCACAACGTGCAGGTGGATAAGTGGAATAATTATCGGCTGAGTTCGATTGATGGCCCGATTGCTGTGTTTGACTCCGAGGTCAGGGGCGTGGATCAGGCGGTGGAGTTCGCCACCAAGAACATGAGCACGCCGCGGGTGCTGCAGTTGAAGCCCGGGGCTGCCGTGATGTTTACCGCGAACGATGCGGAGCAGGGCTTCTACAATGGGCAGGTGGGCCGGGTGGTGGAGTTTCGGGGTGGGGATATCGTGGTCGAGAGCCGCGGTGAGAAGATTTCACTGGGTCGGCGCAAATGGTTCTTTGAGAGTCTGGGGGTGACCGTCCAACAATACCCGCTCCGATTGGCCTACGCGATGACCATACACCGGGCGCAGGGACTGACCCTGGATGCCGCGAGGATTGATATACGGGCGGCCCGGGAGCCCGGGCAGGCCTACGTGGCACTGAGCCGGGTGCGGACACTGGGCGGGATCTACCTGACCGAGTGGCCAAAGGGCTGGTTCATCAGCGAGGAGGCGTTGCGGTTTGAAAGGCGTGAAGAGGTATGATGACGACGCAAGACATTGAGGGCTGGCTGGGGACGCCGCTGTTCCTGGTGCCGCAGAGCCCGGGGACCAAGATACCGATGGTCAAGTACACCCAGGAGACCATGGAGAGTACGAAGAGGGATGTGTACCGGGTCATGCTCGAGCACGGGAACGTGGCGGTCAGGCTGGGGGAGTTCTCCGGAGGGCTGTGCGCGATAGACTTCGATGATGAGGGGAGTCTGGAGGCGTTCCTAAAGGTGAACCCGGTGCTGCAGGGCAGTGCGCGATGGAAGGGCAAACGGGGGGCACAGATTGGCGTGAGGATCACGGGCAAGTACCCGGGGCCGTGCGCGGAGCGCAGCACGACCGAGATGGTCCAGGTGGGTGATCGGTTGCTGGGCAAGCCATTGTATGAGTGGCGGAGTACGGGGAACCTGAGCACGGTCAAGGGCGTGCACCCGAGCGGGTGCGAGTACAGCGTGCTGGTGGACAGGCCGCCGGTGGCGCTGGAGTTCAGCCAGATCCGGTGGCCCGAGGGCTGGCCAGCTCCGGGCAGTCGGGATGAGATCGCGCAGTTGATCCGGCAGCATGGCGTGCCCTGGACGTTCGGCCGGAGCGGCACGGGCAATTTGCAGGCTCCCTTCTTCGCGGCCTACATGGCGCACAAGGAACGGTTCCTCTTCGATGCGGTGACCGGGATGCACTACTGGTACAAGGAGGACCGGGGTATCTGGATGAGCATGAGCCGCGAGGAGATGGCGCAGAAGGCCCTGGAGACCGCCAGGCGCGTTCTGTTGGATCAGGTGGCCTCGACGGAGGACCCGCGGCTGCCGGCGCTGCTGACGAGGCTCACAGCCAGCTTCGCGGATCAAGTTGTGGATCTCATCGGGAGGCTGCAGGTGGAGCGTAATCCGTTCTCCAGGCCGGACAGCGTGGTGCACTGCTCCAATGTCATGGTGGATCTACGGGCAGCGCCCTACGAGATGCATGGCTTCGGGCCGGAGTGGATGTCGAGGAATCAGACGCCGGTGCGGTATGTCCAGGGGGCAAGCAGCGAGATGTGGCAGGCCTTCCTGGATCATGCGCTGCCCGAGGAGGATGACCAGATGCTGCTGCAGAGATGGGGCGGCCTGGCGCTGCTCCAGAGGAACAGGCCGCAGGTGATTCTGCTGCTGACGGGGACCGGCGGCGGCGGGAAGAGCACGGTGGCCGGATTGGTCAGGCGACTGGTGGGCGACGAGAACTGCAGCGAGCTGAGGACCGCGCACCTGGGCAGCAGGTTCGAGCTGGCCAACTTCCACGATAGGACACTGCTGATCGGCAGCGACGTGCCGCCGGACTTCCTGTCCTGCGAGGAGAGCCAGCAGCTCAAGGCGCTGACGGGCGGCGATAGGCTGAGCGTGGAGTTCAAGGGGAAGTCAGGGGCCAAGGCCGTGGTCGGAGACTGGAACGTCATCGTGACGGCCAATAGCCGGCTGAAGGTCAACGTGCAGGGAGATTTGGGAGCGTGGTCGAGACGGCTGTTGTTGCTGGACTTCAGCCAGCCCAAGCCGGAGAAGGTAATCCCCAACTATCACGACGTGATGATTGAGCGGGAAGGCAGCGGAATATTGAACTGGTTCCTGGAGGGCGCGGAGGATCTGTGCCGGGTCATGCAGGCCGGTAGGCCGTTCCCGGTGACCGAGAGGCAGCGCGGGATGATTGATAATCTGTTGAGCGAAAGCGACAGTGTTAGATACTTTGTTGTTAACCATGTCCGGGGTAGCAGTATGTCGTCGGATTGTATCACAACCGAGGAACTGTATAGTGCTTACATGACGATGTGTAACAACAAGGAATGGGGGCCTGAACCGGAGAAGCGTTTCCAGAAACGTGCCGCTGAACTGATGCTGGAGATCCACCAGGCCATCCCTTCGAACCACATTCACCGTAGCGACGGTCAGCAACAACAGTCCCGAGGCTACATGAAAGTAACCTTGACCGCATGAAAAGCACTGGATCTGTCAAGTGTTGTCAAGCGGTTGGGACGGGGGACGGCACTTCTCAACTCGGTGCTAGAAGTGTAAAAGTGGGTATAGGCTGCTCCAGGGTAGGAATGGAGTTGGGAAATGCCGTCCCTCCCGTCCCAAACACTAGACACCGCTTGACAGTGGTAGGCCTACGCAAAATTGGCTCGAAATTGGTCGGGCAATGCCCAGCCTGTGCCGAGGTAGGTGGGGACAAGCAGCGCAATCACCTCGTTGTCCAGGCAGACGGGAGGTTTGGTTGCGTTATCCACCCCGGTCCCAGTGGCAAGGCACATAGACAACGCATATTTCAGCTTATAGGAGATAAAAGCGGCAAGGGTAGGCAGCACTTGCCCGCAACACCATTAGACATATCACTGTTATGATAGTAACAAACACAACGAAACTATTGATGGAGGCACCGCACCTTGTGAAGATAGGCGTGCAGCGTGGCTGGCTGTCGTACCCCAAGGACATGGCGTTCAAGGAGGACGGCACGCCAGCCCCGGTCATGCAGGATGAGCCGGAAGTCACCGAGCAGCGCCACACGCCGGACATGGCACGCAAGGCCTACGACCTGCGTGACCGCGGCCTGTCGCTGAACGATGTTGCCACGGCCTGCCAGGTGCCCCGAGGCAGCGTTGTCTATCTCATCACCAAGGGCCACGAACTCTACCTCGCAAGCCAAAGGAAGGACATTGAACCATGACCACAACAAAGGCAGAATCCCCGCAGATGGAAGATCCATTCATTTACGCACCGCAGCCGACCAGCAAGGTCCAAGCAGTAACCCAGGCAGGCACTAGGCCGTCCATCCATGTCTCGCTGTACGCCTACGGCGGCATCAGCGCAGCCTGCATGATGTCCTGGGTAGACCTGACGGCCACGTTCGCCCGCTCAGACAGGCAGACCGATCTGCGCACCATCCGGGAGGATGCCCTGATATCCCGCAGCCGTTGCCGTGCGACCAAGTGGTTCCTCGACAGCGGCAAGGACGTCTGGATTCAACTGGACCACGACATTGAGTTCACAGCGGCCGACGTCATCCGCATGGCCGAGTTGGCCCACGAACACCAGGCAACCGTCTGCATCCCCTACTCATGCCGCTCACTGCCCGCCAGGCCGGCCCTGCGTCCCAAGGCGGAGCACCTGCAGGCCCTCAAGCATCAGGTGAATGACGCTGAGTGCGCAGCGGAGCTGGTGCCAATCACCATGTTCGCATCGGGATGCCTCGCAATCCCCCGTAAATGCCTTCTGGCGACACTTGATGCACTGGAAGGGTCAGGAGTGCAGAGCCCATACAGGATCGACTGGTGCGAGGATGTGCGCGTCGAACGCTTCCCGACCCTGTGGATGCCACTGGCCATGGAATCCATGCCCGGCAAACTCGAGTATCTCAGTGAGGATTACGCTGCCGCAGTCAGGATGACCCTGGCCGGAGTGAAGCACCTCTCGATGAAGCCCCGTAAGCAACTCAACCACTGGGGAGAGTTCCCCTTTAGCTTTGCGCCTTATGCCGGGTGACAATTCAAAGAAGAGGCCGAGTCTTAGAGATGTTGGGGCTGCTGCTGGCGTTAATCGTCAGTACGCTCAAAGAGTTCTTTCCGGTGCAACCAATGTGCCGAAAGACATCAAGGAGAAGGTACTGAAGGCAGCCAATGATCTTGGTTACACGAAAACCGAGCATCCAGGTCAGCATTTCAACTCTAAGCTCACCCAAGAGCGTGCTGACGCAGTCGTTGAAGGCATCATCGAGAATAAGTCACTGGAGAAGATCGCGGAAGCCACTGGGTTGTCTCAGGCGACAGCGTTCAAACTGATCCGTGGAGTCAAGGTGCCAGCAGACTACCCAGACAACGAGGAAGACTGGAGACGTGATGTGACCGGATTCCTGGAGGTTGCGATATGGAAAGGCACCAAACGACTGGCCGAATCCTCTATGATGCTAATCGATGATCGTACGTTACCGGTATCGGTGGCCGTGCTAACGGACAAATTGGCGGTAATTCGCGGCCAGCCCACCAGTATTCACCTAGCCATGACAGCCTCTGTGAGCCACCGCGACCTGATGAAGGACCTGAAAGAGCGCAATGTGACCCCCGTGAACGACGAGCAGACGCCCGACCTGGTTTAGGTAGTGGCCCGAAATGTCCTACCCCTACCGCGCAAGCGTCATTGAAAACCACGACTTCAGGCCTGTTTCAGCGTTTTCTTGCACAATAGCAGTTATATTCACTTCGCAACGCAAACACGCAGCAAACCCCTGCAAACATTGATCGAAATACACTTTTGCCCCACTCGGCAGACCCAATGTCCTACCCTGTTACACAAGGCAGACACCAGGCCGCCCGGGTCCCCGGGGGAGGGGGTCGGGCAATCCGCGGCGACGGTAAAAGTCGACGGGTTCTCTAAAACGAAAAATATTGATAAATGAGCCAACCACTCTGCCTTACCTGCTCCAAGCCCTTCGAGATCATCAAGCAGCGCGAAGGCCCCAAGCAGAAACGCTTCTGCACCGAGGCCTGCAACACCGCTTGGTGGAACGAGCAACCGCAGCACCCCGTCATCCCCAAGGTCGACGCCTCGCACCCCCGCGCACTCGAGCTCAAGCAGAAGCGCACCCAGCTCGTGCTGCTCGAGAAGGCCGACCCCTACACCTACGGCTACATCCCGGACCACTGGGAGATCGCCAACACCGAGTATTTGCTCACCCAGGAGCTCTTAATCTCCGGCGGCAACCGCGCCGGTAAAACCCTCTGGGCCGCCCGCCGCGTGGTTCAAACCCTCCTCGAGAAGGAGAACGCATCGGTTCTCTGCTGCCACACCTCTCACGCCACCTCGGTCACCGTGCAGCAACCCGCGATCTACAACTACCTGCCCGTCGCACTCCGGGCCACCAAGAAGGGCCGCATCCACTACCTGAACTACAGCCGCAAAAATGGCTTCACCGACGGCTCATTCATCCTACCCAACGGCTCCCGCTGCGACTTCCTGAACTACACGCAGAGCGAGAACACCATCGAGGGCCGCGAGGCCGACATGATCTGGTGCGATGAGCTTGTACCGCAATCCTGGGTGGACACACTGCGCTACCGCCTGATCACCCGCCGCGGCAAGCTCCTGGTCACCCAAACACCCCTCGAAGGCGTTGCCTCGGTCTACAAGGAGTTCACCGCCGGCTCCGCAATCACCCGCTTTGACGACGCCGAGCTCATCAAAGGCAAGCAGGCCCTGCCCACCTGGCCCATGGGTAAGTCCGCCCGTACCATGGTGCAGCCCCAGACCAACCGGCGCACCGTGTTCTTCTTCTCGGAAGACAACCCGTACAACCCCTTCGACGAGATGAAGTCCAAGCTGGTCACCTCGCCCATGGGCCAGATCCTGACTCGGGCCTACGGCTGGGCCTCGGACAACATCGGCAAGGCCTTCGCCCGTTTCCGCCCCGATATCCACTGCATCCCGGCCTCCAAGGTGCCACCCGGCGGCACGTTGTACATGGTCTGCGACCCTGCCGGAGCCCGCAATTGGTTCTGCCTGTGGCTCCTGGTCTACGAGGACGGCAAGCGCATCGTGGTCCGTGAGTTCCCCGACTTTTCCAACTACGGCGAGTGGGCGCTGCCCTCCGAAAAGCCCGACGGCAAGTTCGGTCCCGCCCAAACCCTAGACGCCGGCCGTTCCATTTCCGAGTACCGCAAGCTCTTCCGCCAGATCGAGTCAGAACTCGGCTACGGCGAGCCCGTTATGCGCCTGATCGACCCCAAGGCTGGCGGTTCCCCCGCACTCTCCGAGGCCGGCGGCACGACCCTCATCGACCTCCTGGCCGAATCCGACGACCCCACCGACGATGGCATGGCCTTCATTCCCGCACCCGGCGTGCCTGTCGACCAGCGCACATCCGCCATCAACAGCCTCCTCTCCTACGACGCCACCCAGCCTCTCACCGCGCTCAACGAGCCCTCGCTCTACATCACCGACACCTGCACCAACCTTACCTACGCACTCTCCGAGCACACCGGCCGCGACGGGCAGAAGGGTTGCACCAAAGATCCCATCGACTGCCTGGGGATGCTTTTGGTCTCAAGTCTTGCGTTCGTAGGCCGCGGGGGCTTTGATTGTCGCGGCGGCGGCGGATACTAAACCATTTGACTATGCAAGGAGATTCCTACAAGCAAGCAACCGACGTGATGGCACGGGTCGGCGACGAGCCCAATGTACCGGCATTGACCGAGGAGCTGCGGCGCTCGGCCACCGACTACGGCGTCTTCGCTCGGGTCGAAAATGCCGAGAACGTGCGCTACTGCCGCTGGCCTGGGCAGACCGACGACGGCAAGAAGAACAACGATGCCAACCGCAACAAGCCGGCCTTCCCCTGGGACGGTGCCTCCGACACGCGCATCCCGCTGGCCGACGAGGTGATCAACGGCCTCGTCGACCTCTGTTCCACCTCCTTCTGGCGCTCGATGCTCCGCGTGTCGCCCACCAACATCAGCCAGCTTGACCAGGCGGTCACCGCGCACAACCTGATGGACTGGACGGTCAACTCCCGGATGTACAACGACCTGACCCGCGAGGTCGAATTGCTCTCGCAGTACCTCTGGACCTACGGCTGGGCCGGCGTCCACGTCACCTGGCAGCAGGAGATGGGTCAGAAGGAGCAGTACCTGACCATGGACCAGATCATGGCCTTGGCAGCCCAGTCGCCCGAGGGCTCCATCCTGGCCGACCTACCCAATCTCATCGCCAACCCCGAGGCCGACGACCAATCCGCAGAGCTCCTGCTCGCTGCCTTCCCCAACCTGCGCAAGCGCCGGGCGCTTAAGGCCATCCGCGACCTACGCACCGAGGGCGAGTGCGACTTCCCCATCCCCACCATGGTCAGCAATAAGCCCATGGTCGCTGCCCTGGCACCCTACGACGAGCTGGTCTTCCCGCCCGAGACCACCGACATCCAGTCCGCCCGGGTTGTCTTCCGCCGCTACTACATGACCGAGGCCCAGCTTCTCAACAAGGTGGAGACCGAGGACTGGGACGCCGAGTGGGCGCAGGAAGCCATCAACACGATGGGCCGTTTCTCCGATTACTCCGCCTACACCTACGCAGCCGTCGGCCTTGCCGAGAACTCCATCCTCGACCGCGAAAACCTGATCGAAGTGGTCTACGCCTACCAAAAGTCTATCGACTCCGACGGTATCCCGGGCGTGTTCTACACCGTCTTCAGCCCCCAGGTCGGCGACAAGTGGGGCTACTTCGACCTGTTGGACTACACGCACGGCCAGTATCCTTTCGTTATCTGGCGCTCCGAGCTCATCCACCGCCAGATCACCGAGAGCCGCGGCGTGCCCGAGGTCTGTTCCACCTGGCAGCACGAGGTCAAGGCCCAGCGCGACTCGATCTTCGACTACACGTCCCTCGCCACGCTCCCGCCCATCGAGGTCCCCAAAACCCGCGGCGGCAACCTGAAGATCGGTCCCGCCATCCAGATCCCTGTCCTTCGCCGCGGCGAGATCGGCTTCCTGGCACCGCCAGCCCGCGAGCCCGGTGTTGCCTTCCAACTGATCGCGGCCATCGAGGCCCAGACCGACCGCTACTTCGGCCGCCCGACCGAGAAGGTCCCGCCGGTCATCACCCAGATGCGCCAGCAGCGCCTGATCAACAACTGGCTGCACGGCTGGACCGAGGCATTCCGCCAGGTCCTATCCCTCACGCTCCAGTACGTCGGCCCCGCCGAGATCCAGCGCATCACAGCCTCTGCCACACCGCTGCCTCCCGACATTCAGGACTTCGACGTGATGCTCAAATTCGACATCCGCGAGCTGTCCACCGACCTCGTGACCGAGAAGCTCAAGGCCATCAGCACCCTCGTCCTGCCCCTCGACACCGCCGGCGTCATCGACCGTGCCAAGCTCATCAGTGTCGCCCTCCGGGCCATCGACCCCAACCTCGCCAGCGAGCTGGTCATGCAGCAGGGACCGGCCGCGCAGAAGATGTTCAACGAGACCAACGACGAGATCGCGCTCATGTCGCTCGGTAATCCTCCCCAGCTCCGGGAGAACGACCCCACCGCACCCATGCGCCTGCAATTCAGCCAACAGGTCCTGCAATCCAACCCGAAATATCAGGCCCAGCTCCAGCAGGACCCGCTCTTTCAGGCCAACCTGCAGAAGTACATTGAGAACCTGCAGTTCAGCGTCCAACAGCAGCAGAACGCCATCACCGGCCGCCTTGGAGTCCAATGAAACTGACCGACGAACAACTCTCGGAGGCTCTTTCCGTGTCCGAGGAGCACCCGGTGCTCAAGGCCATGGGCCAGCTCATCGACGACACGCTGCGGGACGAGGTGCTCAACGCCCTCCTCCCATCACTTTCCGCGGAGGACCGTGCCTACAACTCAGGCCGGGCAGCCGCGATCAAGGATCTCATCGCACAAATCAGTGCGTTAAGAAATGGGAGGGGATTGACTTCCGGTCAATTCTAGGCTCTCACTCAAACAACGGCTTCTTGGTTGGCCTTAAACAACCCTGGCGCAGCATACCCGGCTTGCAGGGTCAAAAAGCATGGACATCCCGACGAATACACAGGAAGCGAAACCTGCCCAAAACACGGCACAGCCCCCAATCAACCCGATGCAGTTCGACGAATCGGCGTTGGCGAAGCTACTGAAGACACGATTCAGCGGGGAGGAAGAGAAGGCATCAGCCGTCGAGCGACAAGTGCCGGAGCCGGAAGCCACTTCCGTGGACGATCAGGCCGAGGATGCGGAGCCGACCGCAGAACAAACGGACGCCCAGGCCGAGTCGCCTGAGCAGAAGGTTCTTTCCGAGACCGAAGAGAACAGCGACGAGGAATCGCTGGGCTACCGCAAACGCATCGACAAGCTCACGCGCCAGAAGAAAGAGGCGCTGGAGAAGGCCGAGGCGCTCGAGCGGGAGCTCAACGACGCCAAGACCAAGCTGGAGCAGACCAACGATAGGCCGACCGCGGTGCAGTCCGCTGCAGACCCGTTTGCCGATGTCTGGGAAGTGTCGAAGCTCAACGATGAGTGGAGCAAGGCCCGGAATCTGAAACGGTGGTGCGAGGACAACATCGACGGCTGCGAAGTAGAGGGCAAGGAGTACAGCGCGGAGGACGTGAAGCAGATCAAGCGGCGTGTAGAAGACGCCATCGACCTGCACATACCAACCCGCGCCCGCTTCCTGCAGAACTACCAGCAGATCAAGCCCATCGCCGAGACGCTCTACCCATGGTGGAAAGACCGTTCAGCTACCGAGTACACCGAGGCGCAGGCCGTCCTGCGGCAACTGCCGCAGATTGCCTCACTGCCGGAGTACCAGGTGTTGGTCGGTGACTTCATTGCCGGGCGCAAGCTGCGCCTGGAGAAGGAGTCCGCCAAGGGCAAGCCATCTGCCACCCGCCCACTGGCCAAGGCACCCAGTCAGCCCGGTCGCCCCACCGCAATCCCTGCAAAGAAGGATGCGGCCAAGGTCGGCCTGGATAACGCCAAGTTGCAGTTCAAGAAGTCCGGGACGACCACCGAATTAGCCCAAGTACTCAAAAGGATGCTCTAAACCATGCCCCTACTTCAACCCAATCAGGCCGGCTCTGTGCCGTTGGCCTCCACGTCCGACGTCCGCGAGGATCTGGCGGACTACATCGCCATCGTCGACGCCAAGTCGACCCCGTTCGTGTCCATGTCCCCCAAGGGCAAGGATCTCGGCAATATGCAGTTCAGTTGGCAGGTCGACAATTACGGTGCCCCGGTCCTCCAGGGCGTTGTCGACGGTACTGACGTGACTGTCTCCAGCGCAGCCAACCCGGTTGCGAACCGGACCCGCTTGAACAACTACGGCCAGGCCTTCCGCCGCGACCTGCGCATCGGTTTCATCGCCGAGACTCAGGACGTTGCTGGTGTGACCGACGAGCTTGCCAACGGCATTGCCAAGCAACTCGTCCAGTTGAAGCGCGACATGGAGTCGACCTTCATGTGCACCAACCAGGCCGCCCAGGCTGACAACGGCACCAACCCGTACCTGACCGGCTCGCTCGGTAACTGGTTGAACAGCACCAACGCCTCCAACATCGGCGCTTGCGCTTCTGGCTCGGTATTCCTGCCTGCCTCCGGCGCTGTCGACACCACGGCCTCCGCTTCGTTCACCGAGGCGACTGCCCAGAACGTGCTGACCGCTATCTACAGCGCCACCGGCACCTTCCGCGACTACGATTGTATCTTGGGCACCACGCTCAAGCGTGCGTTCACCAACCTCACGGCCTCGGGGACCACCGTGACGCTCAATAGCAATTCCATCGCTGCCACCAGCGTCCGCACCTTCAATCAAGACCTGTCGGCCGACACCTTCAAGGCGTCTATCGACATCTTCGAGGGCGACTTTGGTCGCTTGATCCTGCACCCCACCACCTTCATCGGTGGCAAAAACAGCACTGCCCTGTCCGCCCAGGCCTTCAAGGGCTACGTGATCCCGATGGACATGGTCGAGGTCCGCTACGCCAAGCTGCCCCAGGTCAAGGAGCTGCCCGACGCCGGCGGCGGCCCTGCCCGCCTCGTCGAGGCCATTGCCGGTCTGGTTTGCAAAAACCCGAGCGGGTTTGGCTTCTTCAACGGCGCGAGCTAGTCTTAGTTTCAACGGGGGAGGTCCATCCCGGGCCTCCCCCTCTTTCCTTTTCTCATGGCCCACAATTCCGCATCCTCCGTCATCGCCAACGCTCTCGACGATATGCCCGGCGAACTGCGCCGCGCCGTTATCAAGGAGTTCCAATCCGGCATCCAGAAGGACTGGGTCAAGGCCGGCATTGAACAGAAGCGCATCGCCCAGGACTCGCAGCGCGAGGTCCGCGCCGTCGACGGCATCGGTCGCCTGCGGATGCGGATCGACCCCACTCTCTACCATGCCTGGGGCACCAAGTATGGGTACGACTGCTGGAAAGATTCCCAGTTTTTGAAAGAGGTTGAGCGGGATAACCCCGAGGTGCGAGTGCGCTGCGGGGCTACACGCTTGCAGGTTGGATGGAGCGGTGGCACAAAACGCAGTAGTCAGAAGTTCACCCTATGAATGTCGGATCAAACCGCCAACTGGCCGGCGAATTCGGTGGCCGGTACATCGACGCCTCCGCGGGCACTGTGACCGGCAACTACATGGAGATCCATGCCGTCGCCACGTCCATCCTCGGTGCCGTCACTTCCAACATCACCAACTTCCCCTCCGGCGTGACAATTCAGGCCGGCGATTCGATCTCGGGCGTCTTCACCTCGGTGGCTGTATCCTCCGGGGCGATCATCGCCTACAACCGCAAGTGGGTCTAAAATGCGTCTTGGACTAGGCCTAGGACTCGGTGTGCAGCAAGCCCTCGGTGGGGCTGGCGGCGGCGCTGACCTGCCTATCATCCGGCGCGACCTGCTCCAGGAGGACGACTTCTTTGTCTTCCTCGAGAACAGCGACAAGATCGTCATCACCTTCGGCACCTTCGACTCTTTAGACTTGGAGAACGGGGATTTCCTGCTCCAAGAGGACACAGGCAAACTCATCATCCAAGCAAACTAACTTATGCCAGACACGAAAATCACGGCCTTGGCGGCCATCACTACGGTTGATCCGGCAGCGGACGTGCTGCCGATTGTGGACATCTCGGATACGTCCATGGCTCCATCGGGCACCACGAAGAAGATCACCAGCAACCAGATCCTCGGCTCCGGCGGCACCGCCACCCTCGCCTCCGCCACCATCACCGGCGATCTGACGGTGCGGACGAATAAGCTGGCTGTTACCAGCACTGGCGTGGGCATTGGAACGGCGAGTCCAATTTACTCGCTTGTTGTAAACGGAACTGACACGACAAATGTTCTGTTTAACGGAATTACAAAAGGTG